AACCCGCCGAGCTTATACGCCCTATTCTTAGACGAATGGTTTGCTTTCTATAACAGATTGTTTGGCTTTGCTCCCAAATTTACAGGTGCTGACGGCAAAGCTCTTAAGGAGATTATCACCTATCTTACGAGCAACTCAGCCGATGAGACAGAGGCCTTATCCACTTGGCAGTACCTACTCAGCAATTGGCAAAAGTTAGACGAGTTCCATCAACGAAACACCGATTTGAAATATATCAATTCACAATTAAACAAGATATTACAAAATGCAAAACGAGGTAATAGTCGCGCCAAGCCAACAGTTAGCGACGATTTCAAACGAAAAATTCTTACAGGACTATTCTCCGAATAACTGCCTCATACGCAGTGTAACACTCAAAGGAGTGAGCGATGCCGTGAATCGAAAAACAGTTACTTTGGTCGATATCAAGAAAGGTAAGGGACAAACGTTTTTACGAAATTATATTGCTTTGTGGCTTATTGAGCTTAACGAACTATTGAATCTTAAAAATCCCCTCTCCGAAGCGCAAATAACCCTATGTACAGAGCAAATCATCACAGATTATTCGTTTCTGAAGCTCTCAGAACTCTCACTTATCTTCAAGAGGATTATATCTGGTGAGTTTGGCGAGCTATACGAGCGTATCAGTATGCCAAAGCTGATGACTATCTTTCGCAAATATGAGCAAGAGCGCACAGAAGTTGTAATCAGTGAGAGCAGTCAAGATCATGAGAACTTCCGCTACCAAGAAAGCCGAACGGAAAGCTACAATGAAGAGATAGCAAGGTTATTGAAGCGAGATAAAAAACATTGACCCAAGCTAACAACGTCTGCTAAAATCCGATTTGGATAATAGCAGACGTTTTTTTAATTTTGCAGTCTAAAAGAGGAATAAAATGGGAGCCACAACAAAACAACAACGACGATTTACATTGCTATTCTACAATCTTATCCGAGAGGAGTACTATAAACTATCAGAGCAAAAAAAATACACTCATAGCTATATAGTGGCTACACTTTCAGAGAAGTTCTTTCGCTCAGAGAGAACTATTGAAAACATTATCTTCAATAGGGTCTAATCTACTCCTACAAAAAACCTATTATCTTCGTCTTCCACCATTAAACGCACCTGAGTAGGTTCATAGTACTTCATGGCACTACTATCGTGCAATTTACATTCAAAAGTAACCTGGTATAGATTGCCTGCGGTGCCTGTATCCACAGGGGCGAAAGCTATACGGCGCATACTGCTATAGTTTCTGCCCGATGTGCCGTGAAAGTTACCAAAAAGGGCGTCTAAGCTCTTGGTAAAATCCAACGCCCCCTCCTGGTTATAAGCCCCCTTGAAGGTATCTAAAAAAGTCTCGTAATACAAATAAAAATCAACTTGCAGGTCTACTATCTGTACCAGTTCGCCTATATCATTGATTTGTGAGGTGCGAAACCCAATAAATACAGCAGGCGTACCAAAGGGATGTTCTTCGGCCAAGAAGCCTACTTGGTTATGCCAAAGGTCTATCCATTGAATTTCGGGTAGCTTCTCATTGATACGCTCAGCGAGTTCTATATATAAGTTTTGCCAGTGTTCCATTATTCAAAAGTTAAGTGTTTTTCTGCTTGTAGTATTTCCTCTATGATGAGCTTTTCCAATTGTTTGTCCAAGGTATAACTTTCCCCTATAAATTGCCTTTTAGGTATATGAATAGTAAGGGTTTCCTTTTCGGTCAGTGCCATCCACTTGTAGCGACTATTCTGTGTCTTATAGTACATAGCCCAAAAGTATTTTCGCATTTTCTCGGTTACCTTTACGGTGATCGTCCCTCCCTCATTGTGTATAGCTGCATAGCTCAATTTTTCACCAGCTGAAATCACTACCCTTTCAGGAGATTGTTCAGCTATACGCAAGCTATTTTTGAGGGTAAGTGATTGTGATAGTAACTTATGAGGCAATGCATCTACACGCTTCACCCAAGGAATGAATGAAGTATCCGTAAATCCCTGTTTTATGAAAGATTGTAGAAAGAAAGCCCGCGCCTTTTGGGCGACCTTAGGGGATATACTCTTAAATATCTCCCGCGCCATAGATTCAAAGTTAGGCGTCTGAAAGTTTACCATAAAATAGAATTTAAATCATTTTTAATTGCTATTTAAAAAAGTTTTTGTACCTTTGCAACAGCCGAAAGGTTAGGTGGCGAAGAAATTCAACGCCGACCCAGAAAAGCAGGACTTAGGTCTTGCTTTTCTGTATTTTCAAGACTTCTTTTTTGTACTCTTCATACCCCTTATTTAACAATTCAGTCTTTAGCATTATAGCATTATCCTTATGAACTAAGAAAAAACATTCCAAATAATCTTTGTAATAATTGATTTTAGACCAACTTTGGTTTACAACAGCTTCTATATTCTCTTTGGTTAGCTCGTACCCACTTATATCTATCACAATAAAAGTGCTTTTTTGTTCTTTTAACTGCCCTTTCTTACCTAATTTCTTATCGAAGGTGTTGCTAATTCCTTTTTTAATGTTATCGGACTTAGGTTCTGCCCTATCGCCAATAATACCATTCATTTCATATTCGGGGTTCTTATGATTTTGTATTTCTAAATGCGGGCGTATATTCATACTCACCCCCAAGTTATCGGCAATGATAATAGCACTTTTAAGGTTTTTAGCAAGGTCGCTTTCGTCAGCAAAGGGGCTTACCTTTACCACTGCCCCATTTTTAGCCTCATAGACTTCTGTATAGGGTGCTTTTAATTTGCTTAGTTCAAAGGCTTTTTTGGTGTCGCTATTGGCATCTAAAGCGAGGGCAAAGTAAGGGTGAGGTTTGCCCTGGTTTGTACTATCCTCTTTGAACACTTGCCCGCTAATAGCTACATTGCCACGAAACTCTTTAGGGAAGTCTTTCTCACTAAGAGTACTAGGGGCAATGCGTTCCTGTGAAGCTGGTTCGGCTGTCTGGACTACGTAGCAACGGCAACGCCAGCCATTGGGTGGGTAGCATACTTTCCAAAAGTTGCTGTCAATAGGAGCTATAAATCCTTCTAACAGTTGGTGGCTCTCCCTTACTTTGTTGTCCTTTACAGTCATATACTTTAAGTTAGGGTAGATGTCCTTCATACGCATATATTCCTGCCAATTAGCGGCATGGTAGCCCGCTTGTTTGGCTGTTTGCCACTCAGCTTGCAAGTAGTTCTTGTTGTACTTAGGGTTTAGCTGCTGCACTTCTTGTAGGAATGTTTGCCAATTTTTGCCTTTGTCTGAACGTAAGATTTCATTTATCTGCTGTAGGAGTACATAGTTTTTTGCCCCGCTAAACTTGTATAGGTTACGCTGCATTTGGAGTACTTCGGGAGAGATAGCTCCCGTTTGCTTATTTACCTTGAAGCTATCTTTTCCAAAACCTTTCCACATAGCGCCATTGAGTTCTTTGTAGGTTTCTAAAATGTACTCATCGGATAGTTCTCCTTTTTTGAGATTCCCCTCATACCTATCTTTGGCAATTTGCTCCATTACCTTTAACCAACCTGTAAGGTCCAAGGCATGGATGTCGTGATCACACTCACAATGGTTATGAGTGTAGAGTTCCTCTGTGCGCAAAAGAGCTCGGTGCAGTTGCCAACGCTCATTTAGAGGGCTACTGTATAGGCTTTTTTTTTTGAGTCTTCCACGGATGGAAGGTTAGGGGTTTGGCTTTTTATGCCTACTATCTTGAGTCCAGTAATGGTTTCTACTTGTTCAGGGTCAAAATCATAATAAGCGCCTAATGTATCTACCATCTTACAGAACTTCTCAGCTGTTAGGGGTTCTTCGTCGTCCCACTCAAAACGCAAATCTTTTAAAGGTGCATAAACAGGTGAGAGTTTCACTAATAGCGGTATGAGCTTCTTATTGATGATATGCTTTACAAGCAGTTTGTCGCTTTGAAAACGGTAGGAAGCCAGTTCAAACTGCACCTCTACCGAACCCACAAAGCCTTTCTCATCGGTGAGACCAGTTCCGCCTAAAAATCGTTTAGATATTTCATTATCGGCACGCTTGATGAGAGTGTCAAAGACTTCAGCATTGTTGTTTTGTGAGATGTTAGGCACCTCAAATTTTTCATTGCCACGCCCTACCATAAAGGCATTGCGTTTGAAGTTGGTAGCCATTTCAAAGAGTTCATTAAGGCGTGTATCGTCTTCTCTTTCTGTAGTGATAAACAGAGGAGGCACGCCGTACTTTTCAATGAAGTCAAGCCACGAACCTAAGCCAAGCTTTTTGGCTAAGATAATAGGGGCAGCTAAGGCATATTGTCCTAAATCGTTGTAGTCCTTGCCCACTTGGATATAGAAGTTAGCAAGGTTACCTTCTTTGTAGGGAGTGCCTGTAGTGTCGCCTGCTTCCTTGAGTACAATACCTTTGAGGGGGTTAAAGTAGGCTTGCCCTATCTCGGTTACTTCGGTAAGCTCGCCGTTCTCATCGGTATTAAAAAGCTCAATAAGGGTAGTACCTTGAAACTTACTCATCAGTACAAGTTTGATAAAGTCTTGAAACCACATAGTTTCTAACAGTTCCTTAGCCTCCTCGTTGCGTTCTTTCTTAGTGTTCACAAGACGAAAAGGTGACTGCTGTGTTTTGGCGATACGACTTTCAATCACTGAGCCAAGATGGTTATCTTGCTCTAGGTTGTCATATAATTGGCGTAGCTTTAGCTTTTCGGGATTGTCGGGGTTAGTAGCGAGCATTACCCCCATTTTCCAATCTTGGAGGGTTTCCACTCGCAACATTTTGGCTTGGTAGCTGATATTCTGTGAAGGTGCACTATTGTTACGCCCCGCCAAGGCTACCTTAAGCATTGTAAAAGGAGCTTTAGTCACAAAATAGGCTTGCACACGGTTATAGGCTTTCTGTAATATATTCATTGTTTATTAGATATAAAAGTCTTTGTTAGTAAGGTTACCATAGAGGAAGCGTGCCGAGCTTCCCTTTTGCTCATTGGCAGGAGGCTTGGGTAAGTCTTCTAAAATGTAAATTCCTTTGGAGAGTTTGTCCAACATACCCTCCGCCCATTCTTTTTGTTTTTCGGTATTGCTGTTAGGGTTATACTTGCGATAGGCGTTGCGTGAAAAGACATCAGAGAGGACAAAGAAGGTAAGCATACGTGCCAATAGTACATTGTAGTGAGGGCGTTCCGGGTCAAAAATGGTCTCCACATCATAATACCTCTTTAAAAGGGTTTTAAAGACAGCAATATGTTCGGCTTCACTCTCGGTGAGGGCCTGCTCAAAGTCTTGGCTACTCTCATCAATTGCCCGCTCAAAGGCTTTGGAGATAAGGTTTTCTTTTCTTAGGTATATCATTTTAATGATCTATATTTAATGATTAGTGATTAATCGCCTTACCACTTACCAGCGATTAAAGGTTTTCATTTTACCCATTAGCACTTTAAAGCTATTGTTAGGCATATAGGCTTCAAGGTCGGTAGTACATATTTGGTGTGCATCGGGCCAGTCGTCGTGAGTTTTGTACTGGGGTTCTATACTCTTGAGTTGTCCTGTACCTGTTTGCATATCCACCGAGCCCTTGAGGGCTTCATTGTAGAAGACACGCCCATTCTGATAGTAAGGCTGCATACTCATAATGCGGTCTATCTTACGGGTACGATCAAGGGTACGCTTGGTAAGGTTAAGGGTAATGCCTGTTTCCTTTTCCACCTCTCGAATAGTACGCTGTACCTCATCATTCCAAAACTGCGCTTCGTACTGCCAGTGTGCCACTACCCCTGCAGGTAGGTGCTTTTGAAACTGACACATCCATTCTACAGCTGCCCTCATTTTCGTCTGCCTACAAAAGGTATCAATCACATAGAACTTACGCTCTTTAATACCCTGCACTACTACTGCGTTGTAGTCACTGGTGGCATTGCCTGCGTAGGCAATATCCCAATGCCCGATGATGTACTCCATAGTACGAAGTTGTGGAAGTTTTACCCATTGGAATTGCTCCTCTTTAAAAATTACCCCCTCAATGTAGGGACTATTGTTATACTCAGCATTAGCAGCTAATTCACCTATGCCGTCTGCACCATACACCAACTCATAGAAGTAAGTATCATCATATTTACCCACCCACGTAGGAGCATAGGTTACAGGGTCATAAGCGTTTACTTGGTGTACCTTCCACTTGGGATGCTTTTCCTGTAACATTGTCTGTATCATCACAGGAGCGAAACGGTTATTTGCCTGCACAAAGCGGCGATACTTACCATCCATAGTAGGAATAAGAGCGGTATCTATCCACTTTACTACCTCCTCTTGTCGGCGAGGGTTTTTGTTAATCTCCTTATCCTCTAAGTCGTCAGCCACGATAAAGGTAGGGCGTTTGTTCTTAACACGAAGTCCACGTGTATTTTGTCCCATACCAAGAGCCTGCCCTATAAAGCCTCCTTTTGTAATAAAAAAGCCATCTTCCCAGGTACCTAGCTGTTTCTGCTCTCCAAAGTCGGCAAGGATACGCGGGTTTGCTTCAAACTCTGCTTTAATATCCTCCAACAGTTGCTCGGCACGCTCATAGCTGTTACCTATGATCACCAAGTACACAGGTTCGCCTTGTAACCACAACCAAAAAGGTAGAAATATATCATTCCACACCGATTTAGCAAGTGCACGCCCCCATTGGCAAAAGCCCTTAAAAGTAGGGTTCTTTTGTACCATTTTAGCCCATTCTATCTGGAAGTCGGCACAAGGAGCATCGGCATAGTGAGGAAAATAACGCTCTACCATTAGGCGTGGGTTCTTACGGCACGCCTCTATATTTGCCTTACGCTCTTCTGCGGTTTCATTGGCGAAACGTGCCCCTGCACTCTTGGCAAAGGCTATCTTCTGTAAGTAGCGTTCTTTTGCTATTTTGTCTTCTACTTTCATTGCTTAAAACTTTTTATTAGCAACCTCGTTCAGATGTTCCTCTTGAAAATCTAAGGTAAGGATATAGAGTTTCTCATCTTTGAGTCGCAAAGCTTCGAAGATACTCTCCATTACCTCTATATAGATTGAAAGGGTAATTTTAGTCCCCTTTATAAGATTCTCAATACGCTTATTCCACTTAGCAATAGCGTCATCTATGGTAGCACATTCCTTACGCAAATCAAGCAGTTCCATCTGCAAAGTAGTTTTCTGCTCCTTGTCAGCGGTTTTAAGTTCAGATTCATTCTCCTTTATCTGCTCAATCACCTGCAAGCGTCTATCGGTAAGGGAGTCCACCACAAGTTGGGTGCGTTCTATGCGCTCCTTACCTGAATTAGCTTTAGCATCACGTATCTTGCGCCACTCTCCCTCAGTAGCCCATCGGTCTACTGTACGTTTATTGACGCCGAGTTGCCCTGCTATTTCCTCCGAAGATTTGCCTTGCTCAATGAAGAGAATACGCGCAGATTTCTTTTCTATCTCTTTAGCCATACTTACCTTTTTATGGTGCAAAGTTCCGTAATGCCCCCAACTTCTGAAAATTCTTGTTCTGAAATAGGTCGGATTTACTGCCTTTTTTGGGTCGGATTTACTGCCTATTTCGGAATGTCAATTTGTAGGGGTGCCAACTTCTTTGGAATTTTGCACCTGAAAAAGATAAGAAAGCTCGGATAGCCTTCTCTCACAATTAATTTTTGAATAATGAAATGAATAAACAAGTAAAAGGACATAGTATAGCCAAGATAAATGCCCAAGCAGGTGTATTGGAGCTCCGTATTACAGGGCAGATATACTTTGGATGGACAGCCTCCGACTTTCGATATGAAGTAGATAAAGCGCTGAAAGAGGGTATCACCTCTGCCGAGGTATATCTCAATACCGCGGGAGGTTCGGTATATGAAGCTACCGAAATTGTAAACCAACTCAAACGCCTTAAAAGTGTAACTATTAGCACAGGAGCATTGGTAGCCTCAGCAGGCACCTACATTATGGCTCATTTCCCAGCTAAAGCCTATAAGAGTTCCCAATTTATGATACACAAGCCTATTACAGAGTTCTATGGTAATATAGATCAGATGCGGGCAGACTTAAAGCACTTGGAGAATGTAACAGAGCAATACAAAGAGGTCTATGCCAAACGCTTTGGAAAGACTTCTGAAGATATAGATGAGCTATGGAAGCAGGACTACTGGCTCAGTGCTACGGAGGCAAAAGAAATAGGGCTTATATCAGAGATTGTGGATGGAGATCCTGAAATCACAACTGAGACTGTAGCCATGATGCAAGCTTGTGGATGTAAGAGCCTGCCTAAGCCTAACAAAGTAATCAATTCAAAAAATATAGAAAAAATGGATAGAGACACCCTTATTTCCGCTCTT